CTCCTTTATCAGCTACAGTAAGTGAATAGTTAATGACACGTGTTGCAATCACACTAGACAAGTCAGCACGGAAATCATCACCTTCTCCTACAGAATTTAACAAAGCACCTTTTACATATGCTTCATCTTTAGTAAGAAGATCTTCTGGAGAAATAATCTTATCTAACTTGTTATTGATAAACATAGTAAACATAGAACTAAAGTCTGCACCTACAGAACCCTCACCAATCATTTGGATTAAAGGCAATTGATCTTCAAACTTAGGAATAGAACTAATAGCATTGAAGAATGTAGTGATAGATCTTGGATTAACACGTTGAGTCACAAGCTCTGGGTGCATCAACATGAAGTTAATACATCTACCATCAATACCTGCGGTCTCAGCCCACTTAGCCCAAACATTTACATCATACTTCATCTCAACAGAAACAAATCTAGTCTTCTGAGCTACATCTAGACTGGTTACATTATAGTCACCATTGTCTGGATTTGAAGTCAAGATAACATGCCAGTTCTTAGGTAGTTTCCAAGAAACATATTCTTGTCTATCTAAGATTTCCATAGTTGCTTGCATGAATCTGTGGTCAGCACGAGTATAGTCATCCAAGATTAGGAAACCACCCTCACCTTTACCTTGAATCCATTCAGGAGCAGCATGAGACATTCTTTTATCTGCTACAGTATAACCTGCTTTAAGAGCACCACTTACTTGAGCTTCAGTAATCCATCTTTGTTTACCTTCTTGATTTCTAACAAGAAATTCTTTAACAGGAAAACCAACAAGGTCACCTAACTCCTCAATCTGAGATAGATTAAGTTTTACAACGTCCATTTCTAACTCTTTACCCAATTGTAAAATAGTTGAAGTCTTACCAAGACCAGCATCACCCTCAATATTGACAGCTACGGGAACTTTACCCTGAGCTTGGATGTGCTGATTATTAATTACCATGTGTTTGATAAAAGTCTTTAACTCTTCTGCATTCAATTGTACTGTGTTCATAACGTTTTTTTTATAATTCTAATTTAATTACTTGACCTGGTAGGTCCTCATTCATGCTTGATCTTTCTGACAAAACCCATAAGACTTTGCTTCTTGGTTTTACAGATGTATAACATTCACCATCAGTGAAATATACCAAGCTTGTATATTTCTTGAGGTTTGCATTGTAATAATCAAGGACGGGATCAAATTCAGTCCCACCTCTTCCTAATACATTGATTTCATTTTTGCCTTTATAGGGCTCAACAGACTTAATAGAAGTATCACACTGTACTACAGTGATATCTACTCCTGCTTTATAGATATGATGAATCTCATTCATAAACTCAGCAAGCTCTGTATCACTTACTGAACCTGAAGTATCAATAGCAAGCAACATATGTTGACGCATTTTAATCTTCAGACCTGGATTGTCCTCATATCTACGGTTCTCTTTTCTTCTGATTTTCTTAGTGAATACTTTAGTACTTACTCCTGTAAATCTTCTGAGATAACCTTTCCAATCAAATTTAGGTTTAGTAAACTCCTCAACTACAATAAGACCCTCAATCTCACCTGGCATATTACCACGTTTCTTAATAGTCTGTTCTTTTGCATCTTGTAGAATCTTCTGAACTTGTTTTTCAATTAGTTTTTTCTCAGCATCGGTCATGTCATCAAACTCTTCCCATGTAGAATGATCTGGTATGTCTCCATTTGCTATATCATCAAGCAATTTATCCATACCTTGATTACCCGTTGTACCATTCTTATCCTTCTCATCTTGAAGACGGAGAAGCTGGTCATAGTAATATCTACAACCAGCCTTTTTATCTAGTTTAAGATCTTCATAATCTTCAATTCTGATACCTCCTTCTGGCAGCCAAGAGTCTTCAATATACTGATTAATCTCCATATCCATTGCAACATTTGCAAGTTTCTTGTTACTAAAAGAACTAAAACTTGTAAGGTGTCCAAATGCAATATGGAGCAATTCATGTTTCAGTAAGCCCATCTTATGCATATCACTTAGACCCATCCAGAATTCCTCATTGATAGCTAATTGATAATTAATATTCTGTTTGCTTACTCCTGCAGTTGGGAGATCTTTTCTCCAAACTTTATTCAACATAATGAGAAAAAACCCGTAATAGGGCTCTTTCAACATTAATTCTTTACTTATTTTACTAAGACTCTGTGCTTTGTCCATCATCTTTTAGTTTTACATTGATTTCAAACTTATCTGCCGGATACCCCATTTGACTAAGGAACCCCATCATACTTTCAGTAAATAACTCCATAAAGAGTTCAATAGACTGATTACTTGGATTACTGGCAGTAATAGCTGAAAGACATGCACCAGTACTTGGTGCACTCCATTCATCAGAATTTACATAAGTTTCTATTGCTTTTATAATTAAAGCAGCAGGCTCGGGACAATTAGTCTTCCATTCTTCAAGTGTATGTTTACCAAACTTATATAATGTAATTAATTCCCCTAAATATTTTTTTGTATCCACTCCTTTAAGAGCTTCAAATGCTACAGTTGCATTTTCTTTATCACTAGAACGTAGCATGTTCAACAAGTTTCTTGTTTCTTCTTTGTCAAAAATCATTAGTCTTCAATTTTTAAAGTTTTAATTGCCCATTGTTTTAATTCACCACTTGCAATCATATCTAACCATTCTTTTGCACTTGGAATATATCCATTGCAATCTTCCTTAACATGTTGTTCTGCAACATATCTTGTATATACAGTTTTGCCATCAGAGTTAGTAAATGATATACCAAATCTTTGCTCACATTCAAATATACCCTCACTGTGGTGACGGAACATTCTGTGCTTACTATGACCTACCCATGCTTTGGTTTCATCAAACCATTGGTGTATATATAAATAATCTACTGGAGCTCCTCCAAACTTTCTAGTTGAAGATACAGCATGTTGATATGGATGTGCCATTATAATGTTTTTTGAATCAAAGATCCCTCATGAAGATAAGTTTCTATCTCAACAATTCTGATATCATTAATAATCTTGTACTTACCTGATGGTACAAGAATACATACTGAACCAGAACCACCTTCATTATTCCACCAGTCTTCAATATCATTGAGTAATTGTTCTTCAACAAAATTTGCAATATCTGATTCAAGACCCGAATCTAGTTTACTAAGAGGCATTACATCTTGACCCCAAACATATATGTCATTTATATCACTAAATGCATCTTCTTCATCTTCACTCAATTTTTCTGAAGTGTAGATTACATTTTCAATTGCACCTGAATCACCAGATCCTTCATAAGTTACTTTAATTCCGGTCACACCACGGTCAGCCAACTGTAATAGAAGGCCTGTCATATTATTTTCTGTCATACTATTTAATTTTGTAAAACCTGCCAAGAATATTGGCATTCAGATATTCTTCTTTTTCAAGCACCTCCCTTACAAATTGTGATTTAGTCTCATGATATGTTAACTCTGTCTTTGAGAAACATATTCTAACCATAAATCTCTTTATAGGAATTCCTGCTTTATGTGCATCCTGTAGCACTGTATTACTGCTGTAATAATTTTCATAGTTAGTTTTGCTAACAAAAGTGTATTTAGATGCTCTTTTGTCTGTAAGATTAGCAATAGCTTTCTTTCCTAGTTTTCTTTTAACTGTGGAATAAAAATTCTTTTTACCAATGTAACGGACTGCTTTACCATCAATAATTGCTTCCATTTCATAAATGAAACCTACAGCACCTTCTGGAATTTTGCTGTCATTAAATACTTCACCTTTGTATAACCAACTCATACTGTTTGTTTTAGTAAAGATAATAATTTATCTCTCACAGATTCAACACCATGATCTCTGACGGAGTCTGATAAATCCTTAGACATGTCAAGTACTACATGTGGAATATTATACTTGTCCTGATATCTCTGAGCAGCCTTTATACCGGGCTCATCATTATCAAATAGTACAATAATCTTAGCATACTTTTCTCTAAGTTTATTTATAACAGATTCTCCAATCATTGTATTCTCACTGTCTGGAGCAATACATTCTATATTACCAATACCAAGCTTCTTGAAAGACATAAGGTCTTTAAGTGAAGAAACAATTAGTAAATACTTGGAATCATATTGCAGTTGATCCATACCCTGTGTATAGTTCTGGATCTTAATGAACTTCTTTTCTTGAACCTTTGGCATGTAGATTTTATACAGCTCACCATCTTGTCTAAAATAACCATAGACATAGGGTCTTGCAAATCTATAAGATGTTACACTACCATCAACTTCAGTCTTTTCCATAGTAAAGAATTCCAATGGAACAACATTGTATCTCTCCAGTATAGCTGAAGAAATCCTAAAACTCATCCAAAACTTAGAGTCTTGGGAATTCCAGTGTCTCATTTGGAAATCTGTTACCTTGAATTTATCATGAAATTGTATGGGTCCTCTTTCTGCAGGTGCATTGTAC